GAACGAAGGCACCAGTAATCCAAGATTTACCAACACCACGGAAGGCTTGAATCTGGAGACGTTTAGGACCGTCTTGTAAGTAATCTGCTATAGCATATTGAGCCCTAGTAGGAGAGGGTAGAGCAAGCTGTTGCCAAAGGGCTTGGAGGAACAGCTTGAAGTCGTCCTGTAGGGCGGTTAGAACGTTAGTCATTGTAATCTATTTTGATTAACACCTCTTTGGAATCTATTAAGTTGTCTAGTAGTAGCTGGTACAACTGGGGGAACCCAATCTTTTGGTCTGCTAATAGAAGCACCTTTTCCAAAGACTATCTGTAGAGGTGATTGACCATCTCTCCATTCTTTAAGGTGTTTTGAATTTGGTGGTTTACTTAATTCTTTAAAAGTAGGTTTTTTCAGTTTCCAACCTATATTACCTGAGATACCAGGATTATTAACAATCCATTCTCTTAATTTATTAGGATCTCGTAATAACATATCTCTAGTTGCAGGAGGTATCTTCCCAGAATTCTTGACATGATCTTTAATAAAATTCATTCGACGTATAGCTACATTAACAGCTATATTCTCTTGAATTCTATAAACTTCAGTTACTTTATCTTTTAACTGTCGTGTAGAAAGTTTTAAATGTTCACCAGACTCAAGTAAATTAATTAATTCAGTTCGTTGTGTAAAATCTTTACTATCTATGCCTGCATAATGTGTAAGGTCGATATGATCACCACTAACTATAGTACCACCTCTATCATACTTAATTTTAGATTTATCTATTTTATTGTAAGCAAATCTATTATCAAAGGCTGCTTTTAATTGAGCTGGTGTAACTTCAGAACCGTCAGGCCATTTACCTACATCCCATGTATTTGTACCAGTAGCTGGACCTCTTGGTAGGCCATAACTAGCAGGGTCACCGGGGATCACATATTCTGGTTTTACTTTTTGTAAACCTTTAGCATTGGTAGGAAGCTTGCCATCAGCTCCTACTTTTATATCATAACCTTTATTTACACTAATTAAACGTTCACCTGGTTGTAAGATATCTGTAACACCTTGTGTATCATCGAGTTCTTTAAATAGATCATCTAATAAACGACGCTCGGCAGTACCAGCTTTAGGTATTTCTCCCCAACCAAGTTGTTTGATTACGGATTCCATACCACTAGTACGTTTAAGATATGTTTTTTGATCTGCTAAACCGATAATATTTCGTCCCATATCACCTAATTCAATACCTTCCTCAGCTTTCAGCATTTCAAATAATCTAGGAGAATCAGTTCTATTAGCAACTCTAGCTCCTAAATATTGATCAAGTTTATGGTGATGTTTAAGTGGACCTTGCGTTGCAATATTATATACTTGAGTAAATGATTTTCTACTTGCTTTTATTTGTTCTGCTGTTTTAAGTAAATTCTGCTGTTTTTTCAGGAATGGTCCGCCTACTTGCCTATTTGAAATATTAGGTACTACCTCTCCTAATCTAACAGGAGGTGGTAATAATTCAGCTTTAAATATATTATTAGATAACAATACATCGTAATCATTATCTACAGCATTACTGAGAATACCAGCAAAAGCTGGTTGATATTGAGGAGGAAAGAAAGTCTTAGCTAACTGTTTTGTACCTGTTTTAACAGTATCAATAGCTCTTTGAGCTTTATTAATAGCTCTGTAAGTATCAAGACCAGCGTCAAAAGCTTTAGGTATACTAGCAACTCTATTAATAAGAACCCCAACACCTGCAGTAGGTAATGCAGTAGCTAAATCTAAAGTATCAGGTGTGAAAACTTCTGCTATCATCGTACCTGCAGCTCCACCTAATGCTTCTGCATGAGGTAATCCTGTAGCTTTCCCTAATTTTTGACCTAATTGTTGAGCAGGTTGTACTGAAAGTAATTGTCTAGCATGGAAAACATCTATATCTGTACCTGGAATACCAGCTTCTTTATCAACTGTATCAAGAGCATCACCAATAAAATTAACTGTATCACCAATAGGTTTCAATACTTGTTGGAATGATTTATCTTTCCGTGCTTCGATTTCTTCTATCTCTTGTTTAGTTTTCCCGAGATATTCTAGTCCAAGGTTGTCATAACTCATCCCTACGTCCTCTGACTACCACCTCTAGCCCGATTAGTCTTCCGGCTTTCAGGTGTTATCTTCCCACCTTTATGGGACATATCTTGTTGAGGACCAGGGTTTGCTTTTCTACGGGCGATACCTAATTGAGATCTATAATCTCTTTTTGCTTTAGACTTACCACGAGCATTTTCATCAGCTCTATGCTTATCTCTTGATGCTTTGTTTTTCCTATAATGCCTAGCAGTTTTACCAGGATTAGGAGACAACTTCGGTGCCATACAACCTCCTTTTGACGAGTTCGGGATCAACTTGTGGCATAACATGCCTTAATTTATCTAATGCACTGCCTTCAAAAGCAACACCTGTAACATCATTAGTCTTAAGCCATTCACAGGCTGCTCTTAAATCTTGAGTAGATGCTTCACCACTTTTAATTCGTTTGAGAAAATTCTCAGTAACGAGTTTGTGTAGCTCGTTGAACTGTGCCTCGCTGGCTTTCTTCATTGAGTTATCCTATTTTGAGTGTTTTCTTTTTCTTGGTAGGTACTTTAGCTTTTTTCAGAGGCATCTTCTTCATATATTCTCGAATTTTCTTCTCTAATGCTTTATTATTAGGGTTTTCCTCAAATTGAGTTTGCATACCCTTTAGGTAATAATCTACCATTTACTTTTCTCCAGGGAATAGGGATTGTTTAATCAGTGCTACTGCTTTATCATCTAGTGTATTCTCAGTGGATGAAACTAGACCTTCTAATAAATCAACGATCAGTTGTTTCACTGCTGTTGACTTTATGAAGGCGAAAAGGACTGGTTTGATTAGGACGATCATAATTAATTTGATTTAGTGGGTTGTTTTCAAGTTCTTCTTTTTCTTTTTGATATAAAGCTATAGGTATAACATCTTGACAAAGATGATATACACGTGTACCAGGACGTAACATAAAACCTCTTTGCATTAGTTTTGCACAGTTATCAATCCTAACAAGCTCATAGTTTAGTTGCATTTTCTCAATTTGTCTATCAGCTGCTGCCTTACATCTTTCTACTATACCACCATCAAGGGGGACCATAAAATTAACTTGGCCACCCCAGTTTTCATTCATTGTATAACCTTTAGAGTTACCTTCATCATCCCATGGTTTAACATGGTTCCCCATATAGAATGGGGAGAAGGTCATGGTTGAACCGTTACAAGATATAGCTGCCCCATAATTCTGGCGACTTGGGGCTCCGTTATTTTGGAATTGTACGGCTTGGTTTGTGACGTTTCCTGTAGCTGCTGCAACCGGATTCGAGACGTTTTTGGTATCATCTTCGGCTCTAACTGAATTTATTGTGAGAAGACTGATAAGGATGTAGTAGTAGAAGTAGTTTCGATAGTTCTTTCTATCTCTTCTAATTGAACTATCTGACTTGCTGCTCTTGTTGTTATCTCTAAGGTGAATGGATCTCCAACTGTATGTATCGTGAATACCGAGTCGGTATCTACAATTCCTCCAGAGGATGCTGAAGTATGAGTAATATTTTCTCCAGTCCATTTGTTTAATGCTGAGCCATAGGTTGTTGTATCTATGGTCTCTTCTATATCCTGGGTGGTAGTGGTTGTTGACTGCATACTTCCTTGAGTGAAGTTTGGAGTAACAATCTCTGCTCTTGCTACCGAGGGTGATAACAGCATTAAGAGTATTAGCCATTTGTTCATTCTTCTTTCTTTTTAATCATAGGACAGTTAACAGGGGTGATGCTGTTGCCTTTGTTCTTAGAATTAGCTGTGTTCAAGCCAAAACTAGCTAAAGCTCCAGTAAAAATACTAGCTACGAACGTAATATCCGAGCTTCCAGATTTCTTAATAACTGGGAGTTCCACGTAATTTAATGTTATAATGAACCCTGCCCAAACAACCACACCAAGCCTAACCATAGTAGAAAGGAGCGCTATTTGTTCTTCTTCAAATTCTCCTCGTTTTCCTTTGATTCGGTCAAGGAGATTTCCTTTTCCTTCCTCTTTTTTTTCCATGCATCAACACGTTTTTGGAGTTGTTTTTTAACTTGTTTTTGAATTGGTTCAAAGAATGTTTGAGCTACAGTGGTGGTTGCTACAGCTATAACAGCCGTTGTAACAGCTGTAATTACTATCTCAGGTTCAGGTACTGGCATCTGTATATTAATTACAGGAATATCTAGTTTCCTAACCTGAGGTACCGGTGTCTCTTCAGCAGGCTCCTTCTCCACCCCCTCAGGCGCCCTCAGATCACTCGGAGGTAGCACTATAGGGGGAAAGGTAGGGATGTTAGCTGAAGGCACCTTCAGGTCGATCTGAGGCACCTTTAAGGGATGCGGTAAGACCAACCTAGGTATTTTCATTCATTAGTTTCTTCCTCAGTTTCGGTAGTTGTTTCTTCCTGTGGTTCTGGATTAGCTATGCGTTGAATCTCTTGCATAGCTCCAGTTAGTTCATTTACACGTGCAATTGCTTGAGCACGTTCTTGTACTAATTCGTTGAATCTTGTTTCTAAGTTATCCATTGTTAAGGGTGTTTTTGAGTGTGTTTAATTCAGCGGAAAGTTCTTGTACTGCACGTACAAGGATTGGAATAAGCTTACCAGGAGCAGCTTCTAATTTATCTGGGTTACTTTCCAGAACCATATTCAAATATTCAGCATCTTTATCTTTCTGGATCTGTTGGAAATCTTGAGCAATAAAACCTGCTTCATAAGTTCCATCTTTTGCAAGTCCTTCTCTTGACTGCCATTTAAATTTGACAGGTTTGAGTTCATTAATGAAATCTAATCCTAAATCTAAAGTATTGATATCTGTTTTATCTCTTCTATCAGATAAAGCAGTG